GCTTTATCAAAGAAGCTTGTAATAAACCTAAGATATATAAGAAGGAATCTAAAAAAAATCGAAATATTAGTATAAATACTAACACTATTAATGTATTAGAGGCTCTTAACAATATAGATAATAAGAAGGTAATAATAGAAAATAAATGCGTAGATAGCGATAAATGTGATAAAACGGATGTCAATAAAACTAAGGGGGAAATTAATGAGATAGATACTAACAAGATATATGACAAGAGTACATTAGTTGATAAATATATGGCTATAATAAACAATAGATATGTCAGAACAGTAGAGGATGAAAACATAGAAATATGTAAAGTTTGTAAAAATAATATGACTTGTCTCCAGCACGACGCTATAATTGTATGTGGTATTTGCGGATATCAAGAGCTTCTTTTGGTTGAGCAAAATAGACCGATATTAAAACAGAATACGAAAGACACATCGCATTTTTGTTATAAAAGAATTAATCATTTTAGGGAATGGTGTAATCAGGTACAGGGCAAGGAGAGCACAGATATACCCGATGAAATATTTGAGAAAATTTTAACGGAAATTAAGAAAGAGAAAATAACTGACCTGAAAAAAATAACATATTTAAAAATGAGGGATATTCTTAAAAGATTGAGGATAAATAAGTATTATGAGCATATCAATTATATTATAAATAGAATTAATGGAATACCTACACCACAATTTAGTCCCGAATTAGAAGATAAGCTATGTAATATGTTTAGAAGTATCCAAGCTCCCTTTTTGAAACATTGTCCGAAAGATAGAAAGAATTTTCTGTCATATAGCTATGTTCTTTATAAGTTTTTTCAGATACTCGGACTCAATGAATATCTCAAATATTTTCCATTATTGAAAAGCAGAGAGAAGCTCTATGTCCAAGACCAAATATGGAAAAAAATATGTATAGATTTAAATTACGAAATAATACCGTCGCTATAACTTCATATTATGTAAAGATAGAGACTTGAATGATAATATCTTTCGAGTATTTTTATGAATATAAATAAGTAACATAGGTAACATAAGTAAAATAAGTAACATAAGTAAAATAGGTAACATAAGTAACATAAGTAACATAAGTAACATAGGTAACATAAGTAAAAAATGATATATCACAATTATATAATAACATTAGAGTAATAACTATGAACTATTTAACAAGATATAATATATCTTACGATGATAGCTTTATAATTTTACAATCTATATTTTTATCTATTATATTGTTGAAAGCATTTAGCGTTATATTGTTTTATATTCCTAATGATATTATGATGTAAATAGCTTTATCATAAAATAATAAAAATAATTTAGGAAAATATCAAATACAATTTACAATAACATAAATGGATTAGATTTTTGTAATCCTATATTGCTACTGGTTTGCGATATATTAAATTGGTTTGATAATAGCTCTAATATGTATATTGTTAGTGCTATTAGTATAGTAAGTGTAAAAAGTTTAGCAACATTAAACTTATTTTCCTGTACTAATAATGCTATAAAAGCGATTATTAGAGCTTGAATAATTAATTTTAACATTTTGTATAATAGTATGTTGAAATCATCGTATTTTTTAATTGACATTTATTATTATAAAATATTTTATTTGTGATTATGAAAATATATATAAGATTATAAATATATATTTATAATATAAGATAGAGGTGATAATATAATGACAGCAGTAGAAAACAGCACTTTGGTATCAACAAAAGAGGTTGATTATTTGGATGAGGACAAGCCTATCCGTGGCCAAAACTTTGTACTATTGTCTTTTTTGAGCCCCGAGGATGTTATTGTTAATAAAGAAGCATATATTTTTAGCAAGTTTATTGAGAAGTTTTCTGATGATATGAAGAAGCTTCTTGAAGGAATCAAGGAGAAGAATCCGGAACAAAAGGATATGGTTGATACAATTGCGGATAATCATTCTTATATCTTTGATCCCAAGGAAATGAATGAACAGCTTGCGTTTTTTAAATCAGTTAAGAATGACGAGCTTGAAGCGGCTTATCACAAGGATAATAACTTTGTAACTTCTATGCGTGGTATTAAAGTTCGCGGTACTTTTGATACTATCGAAGAGGCAAAAGTCCGTAGCGAGTTTTTGAAGAAGATAGATAACAAGTTCAATATCTATATCGCCCAAGTAGGTTGTTGGTGTCCTTGGTCGCCTAATCCGGAGTCTCTTGAGAATCAAGAATATTCTGAGACACAGCTCAATACTTTGATGAAAGAGTATAAGAAGAATATGGATAATCGCGACATTGTCTTTGAAAACAGGAAGCAAACGCTTGCTTCTAACGCGGCACCCGTAGGCGATAATGTAGAAGCAAGTAATGAAAATGATGGTGGAGATGTGGTAAGATTGGACGAGGTTAAAGAGGAGATTGAAAAGGTTGATGCTTGGACTGAAAGAAATACTTAAAAGATTATAAAGGATTAAAAATAATCTATATTATATTATTAAGAATGAAAGCAATTGCTATATTTTTACTTTTTATAGGAGCTATATTAATAGTTCAAGGCTATTATGATAAAAAACTTACTTGTGGTAAGGAAAAGATAATAGTTAAATATATACCAAGGAGTACATATGAAGAACAAATGAAGCCTGAGGAAAGACTTCAAACATTTTACAGGGGAATGTTTGAAGATATTATATTGCCTTAATTATTTTTATCCTCAATATTATTAAATGGATATATTAAGAAATATTGAAAAAAAAATATTAAATATTGCGAATAATAATACTAATAGCACGAGCGAAATAAATAATTTGAAAAAGGATATTAAACAATATTTAGATTTTTTTGATAAACGCGAGGAATTGAAAAGAGAAAAAAAAAATATATATGATGAATTATATGATAATAAAAGAAAGGCTTATCAAATCAGTTATGAAAATTATCTATTGGAGAAAAAAGAGTTAATGAAGAATGTTATTAAAGAAAGGACTAAGGGGGCAATTCGCAAATACTTAGAATATAAATATGAAGACGAGGAGGCTTTAGCAAATATACCTAATATTTATACATATGAAAATATCAGATTGAATAATGTAGTACCCGTGTCATTAAAACCTGTGCCCCCAAAAGAACCTAGAAAAAATCCTAAAGATATTAAAGAACGCAAGGTAATAAAAGCACCTAAACCTCCAACAGTACCTAATAAAGTACCTAAACCTGTACAACCTTCAAAACCTACTGTTATAGAACCTATGGTTCCCAAACCTCCTACAATACTTTCAGAACCTACTGTTATAGAACCTATGGTTCACAAACCTCCTACAAAACCTAAAAAACTTCCTAAAATGTTAAATAAACCAAAACTTCCGCCAACAGAACAAAAAGAAATCTCAGACGTTCATCAAAAACCTCCTAATAAATTACCTAATCTTAATAAAGAAGTAAAAGAATGCCCAGAAGGGGAGGAAATTAATCCAAAAACGGGAAAATGTGTCAAAAAATGTAAAGAAGGAGAGATAAGAAATCCAGTAACAGGAAGATGTAATAAAATCAAAGAATCAAAACCAGCAAAAGCAGTAAAAGCAGCAAAACTCGCAAATGCTGCAACAAATTCTTGATAATTTTCGAGAACCTTAAGAAATAATGTATAACGCATCACCCCATCCTTTATTCGTCATTATTGTTATAACTCTTGTAAAATTATACTCTTTCAAAAAATCATCTATATCTTTTATACAAGGACAATTTTTATATAATTCTATTTCGTGTATTTTTATGTATATAGCTTTTACATATTTCAAATATTTTATGGCTCCTTGTAATGCCATTAATTCGGCTCCTTGAATAGCTATATTCAAAAAGTCATATTCGGTCGCATTAATACCTTTTGTATCAAAAAATGTATCTATTGTTATACTTTTGGATTTGGATTTTGTAATATATGATATATCAGGATAAACTTCTTTGTGTCTGGCAATATCTAAAATACTTGATGAAGCTGTATCATTCGCCTTGTATAATATAATATCATCATTATCTTTATCAGTTATTACATAGTTATAAATAGTTATATTATTATTGTTAGCAATTTCTATCATATCATTATTTCCTTCTATCCATATTATATCATCTTTTACAAATCCCATATTTATGTATATAGGCAATTCTTCGCATTTATGAGCACCTATATGAATGCATTTATTTATTTTTATATTATTACTATTCAATAATTCTAATAAATAACTTGGATTTAATAACATTATACTATAGAAAATATAAAATTATTGCGTAATTATATTCAATATCTAAATATAATATAATATTAGGTTATTAAACTTAGTATAATGAGTACTAATAATGAACATAATGATATAAATGATCCTGTAGTACAAGATGTTTTAAATGAATTTAGAGATGAATTATTAATATCTAAAAATAATAAAGATATGAGCTTAAATACGCAACCTCTTATAATTCAAGATATGACAAATGGCAATCAATCAAATTCTTCGCATCCATCACAGCCTCAGCATCCTTCATATCCCTCACATCCCTCACAATCTCCGCATTCTTCACATCCCTCACAATCTCCGTATCCTTCACATCCCTCACAACCTCCATATCCTTCGCATCCTTCGCATCCTTCGCAGCAATCACCATATTCACAACCTCCTTATCCCCCGCACTCTCATCAACAGACTTCTTATTCGCCATACACTCAAATGAATAAAAATGATTATATGCTATATATGGATATTGAACTTATTAAGAAAAATCTCATAATAGTTATTATAGTATTTCTAATATATTTTAGCGGAATAATTAATAACATATATGATAGAATACCGGAATATCTACAAGAAAATATTTTGTCATTTGATGTCTATATCAAAACTCTATTGCTATTTATTATATTGTATGTAATTTCATATGCTGGATATGTATGATAGATACATATGCTGGATATGTATGATAGATATTACTAATATTTATATGAATAATTTACATCTTGTGCTGCTACTGGTGTGCTACCTGTCTTTGAAGGTATAAAGAACTTATATAAGAAGAAAATCCCGATAAAGAAAGTTAAAAATATAAAGAATATAGTAGTTCCAAATATTATAGTATAACTTTGTGAATCATAAATATTTTTATTCATTACGACGATAGATATTATAATAATATTATATAAAATAACTATAAGAGAATAAATCGCGATAAATAGATTTATATTATTATAATATCCCCACGCCAATGATATAACAACGATTATACTTGCGACGGAATAACCAAAAATTATAAATACTTCCTTTACAATATCATCATTTTCTGCTTGTGTGATAAAAGGCTCTTTCATTTTTATATATCTAATAATTATTAAGATTATTTATTAGAGTTATTAGAGTTATTAGAGTTATTAGAGTTATTAGAGTTATTAGAGTTATTAGAGTTATTAGAAGATACACAAGTCATGTAAAAGTTTTTAACATCTTTATTAGTTCTAAAAGAGCCCTTATCAACATCTATGATTTTTATAGAGCTCAATTTTTTTGCTCGTGATAATGCGGTATATGATTGTCCGCAAGTAAATATATTAGGTCCTAAATCTAATTCAAGAGCATCAATCGTCATACCTTGGGATTTATGTATTGAAAGAGCATAACATATTCTAATAGGCATATGTATGATATAAGAACTTTTTGAAGAAACCTTATTATTAAATGAATCTGTGAAATATTTAATAGTATGAATATTACCATTAATATCATTAATAATAACATAATCTGTCCCAAGATGTTTAATAACTCCCCTTGTTCCATTTACTAGAGATTCCTCGACACTTATATTTCTTATAATAATAACTTGGGCATTTAATGTAAGTTCAATTGCAAACTTTTCGCCCTCTTTTTCTTTATCACAGCTTGTAATTGCCGGATATAATTTAGATATATTTCCTTGTTTTTTAAGTTTTTCTATTTCAATATTATTAATTTTATCAACATTAACATTTATAGGATATAATTTTGTAGGAATGATACCATTCTCAAATTTAGTATCTCGCAATCTATCCAAAACCTTAATGATATTATCAGTACATTTGCCTTTTCTAACAATTTTCAAAATCTGTTGAAATAATAGATCTTCATCCTGTCTTATTAACTTTTCTAATAAGATAATCTTTATATTTATCTTATTCCATATCTCGGATAAAAAGCAATATTTGCCTTTAACTGGTGCCAATTGACAAAAGTCGCCTACTAAAATTAACTGAATATTACCAAAATATTCTTCGCTTGATTTTATAATACTTAGGACTTCAGATATTTTTTCAAATAATTCCTTGTCAATCATAGATATTTCGTCAATAATTAGAACATCAAGCTTCAATATATTTTCGTGCTTTTTCTTGTTTTTAAGAATATTACCAAGTATATCTTTAATACTTCCTGTACCCAATCCAAGTCCTAAAAAGGAATGTAATGTTTGACCACCTATCATAACAGCAGCAGTTCCAGTAGATGCCGTAATAGCAAAGTTTTTATTAGCATTATTCAAATACTCTATAATATATTTAATAGTATATGATTTTCCAGTTCCCGCAGAACCTGTCAATAAAATATTATGCCCTTCCATAACACTACTTACAGCATATTTTTGCTCTTCGTTTAAAAGATTCATTATAAAAATAAGAATAATATATGTCTATATCAATTTTTATTATATCATATATAAGGAATCATAAGGAATCATAAGGAATCGAGGATTTTTTTAATTCCCTTATTTTTCTTATTGTAATTAGATATGAATATGTTATTTTTATTCTGTATTCTTCTTATTATATCATTATGATATCTCTCGTCAATAGTTGGTGAAAAGTTATAATACCATTTCTTCAATATCTCGATGTCTATTATTTTATTAGGATTACAGTTGTATTCTTTGTACATATATAGAATTGCTCTTGATATAAAGCCTCGCGAATCATTATTTGGTACGAAAATTTTATCCTTGTGATTTACATAATTATTACATTCTAATTCTAACCAATTCTTATCTCTTAAATCATAATCCTCTTCAAATTTATAATTTGACCTATTGCCATTTAATGTATTAAGAGTCTTAATAATATTATGCATATCATTAGATTGTTTGACATTTAATAAACATTGTGGATATATATGTTCGGCTGATACAAATTGACGATAATAATTGCTTTTCTTAACATTTAGCATAATATTTTTAGATAATTCTTTGTTTTCTTTACTTTCTTTACTATCTTTGATAGAACAGTCTGCGATTCCATTAATGATACATTTTTTCAGATATTTATTAGTATATATAATAGGCATTTTAGGGTCATTCAATATTGTATCCTTAATTATATTGGTATAATGCATTTTTGCGTTTGCGAAAGTACGCGCATAACTCATTTGTAACAATAATAACAAGATTATTAATAGCATATACTATACAATCTTACTATTAAGAGAGATATTATCATTTTTTTCTAAGTTGGGGTATAATATCTTAAAAAATATATACATATTTTCGTGGATACTATACTTGCTATCTGGTTTGAACATTTTGAGGAGCTTTTTAGATTCAAAATCTCCATGTATCCAATAATGAACCATTATAGGATTTGAAGCATATTTACCACTTCTTACAGAAGCCCAATCATTAGCAGCCGTTGGAATATTCACAAGCTTCAAATCATTGATAGGATATATAAGCTCTCTGTCTTCTATTATAAAAATATCTTTTTCCTTCATTTCTTTATCATAATCATTGATGTTAAGTAAAATGTAATATCCGCCAAATATATCGAACTTATTAAATAAATCGTATCCATGTCTATTTATATATTCAGGAATATTACGCAGAAGTTTATGTAAAAAGGCATTATTTTTATTAGCAGCAAAGAAAGCATTACAAATATATCTATCATTATTATATATTAATTTAGTCTGTTCGGCAGGTTCATAGCTAACATAAAAAGTATCCCTTGTCATATCAAGAAGCTCGGCAAAATCTCGCAATACTAATATATCCAAATCAATATATATACCACCGTAATGATATACTAGAATAATTCTCGCAATATCCCCGCGCTGTACACCAGTTCGTGCGGAATTATATATTTTATAAAAATCGGGATAATATTCATTTATCAATTTTAATATCATATTATCCGTCCATAAGATTATTTCATATCCAAGTGATTTTAATATTTTAGCATTCTCCTCACGTATATAATTAATTATTGGAGGGACAGGATCATCACTCCAAGTTTGATGTATTGTTTTAGGTATCATAGTATATATATTTATTAATAATAATAATAGCTTTATATATTTCTTTTTACAAAGATGTATTCATAATAAGTTTATCTAAAATGATATCCCAAGCGATTATAGTATTAATCAATTTAATATTAGGAAAATTGTAAGATGGTATATATATTGTCATAAAATTGAAATCGCCAAAAATATTAAGAGTCCACATAAATTTAAATATTATTGTATATAAATACATATTTTTAGAATCATCATATGATTTATAATATATTAATGTATCCTTATAAAAATACACAGGCAATACATGAAATATTATATTACATATAATGTATTCAATATGTAATAATCTTTTATCAGAAATACCCTTAATAAGTTTGTTAAGAATGAATGGAGAATTATCTATTGTTTGAAATAATATCCTACTATCATATATAATAAATGTATGGAAAATTATAAATATATTTAAAGAATTATTAGCTATAAACTTGGATATCAGTAAATTATTAATATTGAAAAAATTAATCAATATATAATTCAAAAATATTAAATATATATTCCAATTTGTATATTGATTAATTTTTCTTCGCAATATATCAATTGTAATACATTGTGTATATCTTTTACTTATTGTCATAAAGATAAATATCATGCATAAGAATAATTCAAATTGATCAATATCCTTATTATAAACTACTAAATCATTCATTATTATAATATAAATATTATATATTTATCTTATATAATATTTATTTCTATTACTAGATAGCCTCTCAATAGCCTCTCAATA